TGAAGAATTAATTGCTGGTATTTCTCCAGATACACATAAAGCTCGTAGAGAAAATTCGGATTTGGCTAGAGGTCAAATCAGTAAACCTGAGTGGCATAAAGAAGATGATCATCAGATACATATTACTGAGCATCGTGCTTTTATGACTACACAGCGGTGGGAATTATTACCTGAAAGAATTCAAAAAATATTCGCTAATCATGTTCAAATGCATCGGACTTATCAAGCTGAAAATAGAGCTAAGGAAATTCAGATGGCTGGCATGGAAGCGAGAGCTGAACAAGCTAGTGGGCCAATGGACATGAGTGGTATGGGTGGACCCCCTAATCAACAAAGAGAAGGACCTCCTCCTGCGCCTCCGTCCACACCCACAGGGGGAGGTCCGTCTGGATCACCTGAATTTAATCCGAGGAATCCTATAGGTCCTAAAGGAGAAGTCGGAGTTGAGGAATCAGTAGATGCTATAATGCAACAGATGGGATAAAATGTGGATAAATTTGAAAAAGAAATAAAAAAGGTGCGTGAAGAAGCTGCTCGTTATCGGACACAATTAGCTCCGTATAAGAAGGCTTTTCAGAGTTTTGACCCTGATGCGGTAGATTGGTTATTGCGTTCTATAGAATTAGTTGAGCAGGATCCTAGCGAAGCAGGTAAAAGGTTTGCTACGCTAGCTTATGGGAATCTTGGAGAAAGTGAATTTAAAAGCTGGATTGAAGATGTAGTATACGATGGGGAAGTTGTCGTAAACGAAGAAGAAGATTATGATTATAATGAAAGTTATGAGGAAGAAGGAAATGAAATGGTAACTGAAGGAGAATACAATAATTCTAATGAAATGCCTGCATGGGCAAAACAATTAGAAGAACGTTTAACTGGTGTAGTAAATACTGTTGAACAGAAAAGTACTGAGCGTGAGGAACAAGCTGAACGTAAACAACAATTTCAAATCATTAACGAAACTGTTAATCGTTTAGGGTATGATGCTGATACATGGCAAGGAAAAATGTTGCTTCAAGTAGCTAGTCAAGAAGTTGATGCTAATGAAGACTTATCTGTACGTTTAGAAAAAGCTGACGTTATTGTTAAAGAAAGACTTGGAGATAAAATTTCTACTCCAGAAACTGTTCAAATTGGCAATGCTGAAATAAAGAATGAAGAAATTGAAGTTCCAGCAACAGGTGGTCAAGTGGGAGGTGGAGGTATCCCTAATGTAAGTGAGAATGTTCCGATAACATTTGGTGATGCCGATGAAGCTCTTATGAATCTTGTTAGGAGCGAAATAGGGCAATGAGTATACCTACCGCTGGCAACTGGGTGAGGCTACAAGAAATACATCCTAAGATGAAATATCGTCTTGAGAAATTTTTTGCTGACCCACGTATCAAAGGCAAAGTGGTAGTTAGCTCAGGTGTAAGAACCTATGCACAACAAAAAGATCTGTATAGACGCTACAAGGCAGGAACTTTCCCGAATCTGGTTGCAAATCCAGATAGAAAATTCGGTGGAGGTTTCCAAGGCTCGTGGCATATGCAACAACCTAAACACCCTGAAGGAGCCTATGGTTTTGCTGTTGACTTTAGAATAGTTGGCAGCATTACCACAGGTACTATCAATAAGATAGCTAGAGAATATGGGTTATGGAAAACTGTACCTTCTGAATGGTGGCATCATCAGGCTTATGGGTATGATGGAAGAAAGTATGCATGGTTCCCAGCTCCTGCTCTTGAAGGTGAGAAAGAAACAAAAGCTCAAGTAGGCGCTCAGGCTATGGCAAAAGTAGATCAACGTTCTGCTTTTGAATATATAGCTGATGCTATGAAAAGCGTGGTTCGTAAAGGTGCTAGAGGACCTAAAGTTGAATTAATTCAAAATCGTTTAGCTAATAAGGGATATAGGTTAACTAAATATCCTTCCCGAAATACTGGCGTTGACGGTCACTTTGGATGGTATACTCTTAGAGCGTTGAAACAATTTCAAAAGAAATCTGGCTTAGTAGCAGATGGAATATGCGGACCTAAGACATGGAAGGCTTTGATGAAATGAAAAAAATAGATTATAAAGACTTGGGAGAAAGATGTGTAGCTACCTTTTTCCAAGCTTGTGGTGGTACTTTAGGTACTAACTCAGTAATAGATATGGGAGTTACCGAATGGAAACTCATACTAGCTAGCGGTTGCGCTGCTGTCCTGTCTGTATTGAAAGGATACGCTGCATCTGTTCTAGGAAAGGATGGGTCTTGCTCTGTTTATACACGAGTAGAACCTGACGAATCCGACTTGGAAGAGATGTATGGCGAGGTTCAAGCTTACTAAAAGACATTTCCAAGTATTAAGTAGATCCTTATTAGTAGCCCTATTGGGCATTGTTTGGTTTGCTCCTATATCAAAAGCTGAAACTGTTTGTGAAGCTACTGATGATGGCTGGGATTGTACGATAGTTGTGGAGACTGTTGGAGAAGGACCTAGTTTTACTTTTGTAATATCAGAAAGTACTGAAGTAACTATCAGAACTTTTACTTCGCTCACTTGCGATGATTGGGAAACAGATACAGGGGCTGCGGATCCGGTATTATATCTATATGATGATCAAGAAATCCTACTCTATACAGATGACGACTCAGCAGAACATAACGATCAAACCAATTTTTGTTGGGACGCACTGATAGTACAGACTCTTCCTGCAGGATCCTATATTCTTCAAGCAGATGCTTATAATGAAGCTACTACTGGGACGTATTCTTTAGAAATTTTTGGAGGAGAATGGACTGTTCCTCAGGAAGAACCAGAGCCAACGCCTGAGCCAACGCCGGAACCTGAGCCAGAGCCAACACCAACTCCAGAGCCTGAGCCAACTCCTGATCCGACTCCACCGCCTACTCCTGAACCCGATCCAATTCCTGACCCGACTCCTGAGCCAACTCCTGAACCAACGCCAGAACCCACACCAATACCGGAACCCCCCACCCCACAACCAGAACCTGAACCCATCCCACCTCCACCCCCAACGCCATCATTACCAGTATTTGAGATGCCGATAATAGACATAGAGGAATTAGAAGAATACCCATATGAAGAGGATATCATTTGGGACGATTTAGAACTTGAGGAATATGAAGATTATGAATGGGATTTTGAAGAAGAAGAAATTGAAATACTTGAGGAAGAAGAAATTGAATTTCTACCTGAAGAGTATGACGAACGACCTTTTGAGGAGGAAGAAGAATATGAGATAATAGAAGATGATGAAATACTGGTGGAAGAACCCGAATACGAAGACCTTGAAGTGGATGACCTCTTCACGGAAGAGGCAGAACTTCTGGAAGAAGTATTATCAGACCCAGAGGCAGTTGAAGAATTCTTGGAAGAAATCGTTGAAGATAATCCCGATTTTTTTGAAGAAGCAGAAGATGAGCAGCTTGAAGACCTATTTGAAGCTGCCCCAGAAATTTTCAATGAAGCTTCAGATGAAGTAAAGGAAGAATTTGAAAGCAATGTGAACATGTTCGCAGGAGCTTTTGATGATTACGTGGCCGAGGACAGCACGATCACGGTAGAAGAAAGGCGTGTAGTTGTGGCAGCGACTACTATAAGTGCTGTAGCTGCTGCTAGACCAACGGTGCAGACACGTACAATGCCTACCACCGCTGGAGGCCCATCAACCCCTCAACGAAGGAGAAGAACATGATTAAATTCTTGAAAAAATTTGTTCAAGAAATAACCATGCTTGGCTGGACTATCGGTGGAACAGGACTCGTTCTCATTACTCTAAGCGGTGAAACACGTGAGTACGGTATCTGGATTTCTATCAGTAGTTTTGTCGTGCATATGGTTGGAGTCCTAATTAATTGGGACAATGATTGACACATGTACACAAAATAGCCTATATTACATTTAGGTGACAGGTCACCTAGTTGCGTCAAAGCAGGCTTTGGCTTACACGAAATTGTAAATATTAACTTAATCCATAGGAGTAGAAATGGCATCAACGTCAACTACAACGCTGGACGCAGCTTTAAAGGAATACTATCTTCCTCCGGCTCGTGAACAGCT